GCCGCGGCAACCGAGCTCGGATGGGCGGAGATCCAGATCGTCCGCACCGCGCTCGCGGGCGTGGACGCAACGGCGTTCGGCATCGCGGACAACAGAACCGCAGAACTGGCGGAGTGGGATCAAAACCTCGGCGACGTTCTTCTGTCGCTGAAGGCTGAGGACTTCCCGCTGGAGGAGATCGGGTTTGATGCCGCAGAACTCGCTAAACTACAGCCGCCCGACTTTGCGCCGGGGAGCGAAGCAGAGCAGGGCAAGCTCGATCAACTAGAGCCGAAGATAGTCACCTGTCCGCATTGCAAAAAGGAGTTCGATCTGCGCCAGTATGGGCAAGCCTGACCTGAAGATTGACTGGGCGACGCACGAGGCGGCAAAGTTTGCCTGCGAGAATTGGCATTATTCTCGATGCCTTCCGGCCGGAAAGCTTGTTAAGATTGGTGCGTGGGAAGACGGAAACTTCATCGGTGCCGTTCTATTCGGTCGCGGAGCAAGTCCCAGCCTTGGCGCAAAGTTTGATCTTTCTCAGGACGAGTGCGTCGAGCTGGTGCGCGTCGCGATGCGACGACACAAAACCGAGATTTCACGCATCGTAGCAATCGCGCTTCGATTCCTCAAAAAAACTAATTCCGGCCTGCGACTCGTGGTCTCGTTTGCAGATCCAGACAAGGGTCACGCCGGAGGAATTTATCAGGCCGGGAATTGGATTTACTGCGGCAAAAGTCCAGAGACGAAGGAGCTTTTCATTGATGGCCGCTGGGTCCATTGGCGCGGTGGGTTTTACTCAAAAACCGAAAACACGCCGCAACGATTGATGCCCGGCAAGCATCGGTATTTAATGCCCCTTGACGCAGCGACGAAGGCAAAGATGGTTGCGCTCGCTCGACCTTACCCAAAACGCGCCGGAAGTGACACGAAGGACACGGCAGGCTTCCAGCCTGCAAAGGGCGGTTCAACCCCGACCCCGGCGCTCCAATCTGAAGGATGAGCGACGACGCGCCGAATCCGGCCGAGCTTCTGGCGAAGGCGAACGTCGCCAACATCACGAAGAAGTTAAAGGCGGGCAAGACGCTCACGGCCTCCGAGCGCAAAGCGCTTTCCGAGTTCGAGGCCGACCGCTCCGGCGGCGAGTGGGTGAGCGGGCCGAAGCAGCTTGCCGAGGAACTGGGGCTCTCGCGGCAGGCGATCTATGACGCGCGCAAGCGGTACCCCGACGAGGCGCCGAAGCCGGACGGCAAGCGCGAGAACGTGCCCGCGTGGCGTGCCTTCTGCGCGGAGAAGCTGATCGGCAAGGACACGGCGACAAAGACGCTTGCCGAGCTCAAGGCCGATTTGATGCGCGAGCAGATCCTTCTGGCGCGGTCTAAGAACAAGCGGGAGGAGCAGGAGGTCGTCGAGCGCGAGACCGTGCGCGAGATGCTGCGGCTGCTCGGGACGAAGCTCGACTTGCTCCTGCGCCTCAAGCTGGAGGTCGAGCTCGGCCCGCGGGTAGCTGGCAAGTCGGCCGCGGAGGCCAACGTCGAGGGCGCTCTGATCCTCGACGAGATTCGCGAGGTCGTGAACGCCAACCTTGCGCGCTTCGAGACGGACGCGATTCGGAAGAGCGCGACCGAGGAATGAGCGCCGAGCAACTCCTCGCCGGCTTCCGCCTCCCGCGGCCGGACCGCTCGCCGATCTACGACTGGGCGCGGCGACACGTTCAGCTGCCGGAGTCCTACGCGACGCCTGGGCCGTTCAACGTCCGGCTGTCTCCGTGGCTCGTGCCGATCTTCGACGCGCTGCAAAACCCGCTGGTCCGGCGCGTTCACTTCCGCAAGGCGGTGCAGATCGGCGGCACGCTGGTCGCCGACGTCTGGCTCCCGTGGATTATCGCCAACGATCCCGGCCCGATCAGCTGGACGATGCAGACGGACGAGATGGTCGAGAAGCACGCGAAAACGCGCCTGTGGCCGCTGCTTGAGCGTTGCCGCCCGGTGGCTGCGCTGCTGCCGAAACCTGGGCCGCATCGCACGACGACCGAGATCTTCTTTGGCGGCTTCTTCGTCACGCTCAACGCGGCCAACCTTTCAACGCAGCAGAGCCAGTCTATCCGCTACAAGATCAACGACGAGCTCTGGCTTCCGCGTTGGCAAGAGATCTACGGCCACGCGGTGGCGCGCGTCTCGAAGTTTGAGGAGGTCGGGCGGTCTAAGATCTACAACGCGAGCCAGGCGCCGGTGATGGACGCGGATACGGGCAACGTCGAGGACACGAGCTTCCGCTCTGGAGACCAGGGCGAGTGGCACGCCGAGTGCCCAGGCTGCCGCAAGATCCTGCCGGTCGCGTTCGAGGTGCTGCACAAGGAGCAGCGCGGCGGCGTGATCTGGGACCGAGCGGCGCGACGCGACGACGAGACGTGGGACGTTGGCCGCGCCGTCGAGACGTGCCGTTTTCGCTGCATCGCCTGCGGGCACGAGTCCGCGGACAGCGACGCGACCCGCGCCGGCTGGGCAAAAACTGGCCGCTTCGTCGCGATGAATCCGGCGGCGCCGCGCGAGGTGCGGTCGTTCCGGCTGGAGGCAATCGTGACGCGGCCGATGCGGCTCCTCGTGGAAGAGTTCCTCCAGGCCGAAAACCAGCTGGTCCGCACGGGCGACGAGCAGGCGAAGATCGAGTTTCGGACGAAGCGGCAAGCGCTGCCGTGGATCGTCGAGAAGAAGGCGGTAAACGTGCTGCTCAAGGACAGCGGCTACAAGCTTGCCGACTACGCGCAGGGCGAATCGATCCCCGACGAGGCGATCCGATTTATGGCGATCGACCGTCAGCAAGACCACTTCTGGTGCGAGGTCGGCGCGTTCTCGACGGCGCAAGGGCCGCGCTACCGGCAGCTATGGTTCGGCCGCATCGACACGCGCGACCAGCTGCGCGCGCTCCAGGAGCGCTTTAAGGTCTCGAGTGCGTGCGTCGCGCAGGATCGCGGCTACCGGCCGGCGGACGTGGACCGCGACTGCGCGGAGTTCGGCTGGCGATCGATGCGCGGCTATGGCCGGCGGACGTGGACGATGCGCGACGAGGCGACCGGGACGATGGTCAACTTCCCGTTCTCCGACCCGCAGGTCTCGGACTACCGCGGCGGCGACGTCTACTTTTACAATTGGAGCGGCGATTACTTCAAGGACACGTTGGCGACCGCGCTCGAGGGCAAGGGCGACTTGCGCTGGGAACTGCCGTCCGACGTTAACCCGCTCTACCTCGAACACATCAAGGGCGAGGCGAAGGTTGAGGTGCGGACGGGCGTCTGGCAATGGGTCGAAGTAAGAAGCAACGCTCCAAATCACGGGCTAGACACGTCGGCAATGTTGCTTTGTATGGCAACTATCGCAGGCGTGATTCGATTCAATCCTCCCAAGAATGACTGACGAAACATCCAGCTTGAAGCAAGGGACTGTTAGAGCGGATGGGCTTGTCTTTTGGGCGAGAGACAAAAAACGAAATTCTGAATACTGGATTACAAAGGAAAAGTTTGAGCTTTTTAGGGAAAGGAAAAACGAGAGGCTCAGAAGTTGGAGAAAGAAGCATCACGAAAAAGTAAGAGAAGAGGCCAAGGTTTACAGACTCAATTCATTAGAGAAATGCAGAGAGCGGAATCGACTTTGGTCGGAAAGAAATCGAAAACGAATCGCGCCAAAATTGAAGGCCTGGAAGCAGGAGAATAAAGCGCGATGCTGCTACGTCGAGGAACAGCGAAGGGCTAGGAAATTGGCACAGACCCCAAATGATTCTTGGGAATCTGTTGTGCTGGGGTTTTTTGAAATCTCAGAAAGAGTGAGCGGGTGCCTTCGAATCCGGCACGCCGTCGATCACATTTACCCACTCAGCAAAGGCGGATCGCATTGCCACCGCAATTTGCAAGTCCTTCCGTTTTCCTTGAATTCCAGAAAATCAGCACGGTTGAAGGCTGATCTTCCGAACTGTTATCGGACAGATGGGTTTTGGTTTTCGCCCAAAACGGCGGAGGTGTAAGATTTTTACGGGCCGCGCTAGCATATGGCGGCAGACAATCCTTTTCTCGACTTGGACGTCGCGACGCTGACGACGCTCAAGAGCAAGGTGCTCGACGCGATCCAGGCTTGCCTGCTCAACACGAGCTACTCGCTCAACGGCAAGTCTGTCACGCGCGCCGATCTTAACACGCTCAACCAGATGCTGGGCGACATCACCGCCGCCATCGAATACCAGAACGGCGACACGACCGATACGACGTTCGTCAGCTTTAACGGGAACTGATTATGCAGACTTTCGACGCGACGGCAGTCATCCGCAATCGGCCGTGGTTCGAGCGGGCGCTCGAGACCATTGCGCCGCAGGCTGCGCTGCGCCGGCTCCAGGCTCGCGTCGAGACTGCGCTGTTTTCCTACAACGCCGCGCAGACGAACCGGCTTTACGCGCCGATGCAGTACGGCCAGCCGAGCGAGTCGTCTCAGACGGTGCGCGAGCGGGTCGTGATGATGTGGGAGGCGCGGAACCTCGTCGAGAATTGCCCCGAGGTAAAAGAGATCAGCCGCAAATTCGGGAACTATTTGACCCCGACAGAGTACTCGCCGAGCACGGGCGACCGCGATTACAACCGGCTCGTCAGCGACTACTTCCACGACTGGTGCAAGGGCGCCGACGCGACCGGGCGCAACTCGTTCCGCAAGCTCGTGCAGGTGGCCGCGGAGAATCGGCCGGTCGATGGCGACTGCGGTTTCGTGATCCGCCGCGTGGGCGAGGGGCTCAAGGTGCAGCTGATCCCGGCAACCCGCATCGGCAACCCGAACGACCAAGGCGGCAACTCCGAGAACTACTTCGAGGGCGTGATCGTCGATGACTTCGGCGTGCCTGTCGCGTATCGCATTTACCGCGTGACGCGCGAAGGCGTTTACTTCGGCGCCGAGGACGTTCCCGCGGGCAACTTCTGCCACTACTTCGACCCGTTCCGCGTCGACCAGTACCGCGGCGTTACCGACTTCCACGCGGCGATTCAGACGGCGCGGATGCTGCACGAGATCCTGCAAGCCGAGAAGGCGGGCGTTCGCTTCGCCTCGCAGCAGGCGGCGCTTGTCTTCACGGACCGCGGCACCGCGAACGCGCGCAACCTTTTCACTCCGTCGCCGTCGAACACGCTGCCGAACGGGCAAGCGCAGAAGAACGAGTTGAGCGAGGTCGGGATGATTAAGTACCTCGGGCAGGCAGACCGCGTGGAGACGATGCCCGCGCGGCCTTCGACTGCCTTTACCGGCTTCGTCGAGCATCTGATGCACGAGCTCGCCATCGCAGTCGGCATCCCGCAGGGCGTGCTTTTCGGAACCCAAAATTACAAGGGGCCGAGTGTGCGCGCCGAGTTCGCCGCGGCGGATCGCGTCTTCGCGCGCCATCAAGGCGTGCTGACCGACAAGGTACTCGACCCGATCAAGAACGCGGTGATCCTCGACGGCATCGCCCGCGGCGAGATCCCGGCGCCAGCGACTCAGGACGGCGAGACTCCGGTGCAGGCGCTGAAGCGCGCGACCCGCGGCGAGTGGCGCTTCCCGCCCAAGCTGTCCATCGATGTCGGCCGGGACTCCGCGGCGAACTTAAGCGAGAACCGGCAGGGTGCGAAGTCCTTGCAGGAGATCGCGGCTGAGCAGGGTACCGACGCCTTCACGCGCCTAGAGCAGATCGCCGCGGAGGCGGCGTACGTGGGCGAGCTCGCGGAGAAGTACGGCATCCCCGAAACTAGCATCCGCCTCGTCACCAACTCGCTGCCTTCGACGCCTGCCGCTGCCGCTGCCGCTGGCGAGATGGTCGGGGAATCCTCGGCCGAGGCGCAGGCCGCTTCGAGTGGGACGCCCGAGGACTCGGAACCAGACCAGCCGCCGACGCCTTCCGAGCTCGCGCGCTTCGCCGCCATCGACCTCACTCCCACCGACGCGATGGCCGAAGAGGCTCGCCGCGGGCTCGAGTGGCGCGAGAAGCACAACCGCGGAGGCACGGCCGTCGGCGTTGCCCGCGCGCGCGACATCTCAAACAAGAAGTCGCTTTCTCCCGACACCGTGCGCCGTATGGTCTCGTACTTCGCGAGGCACGAGGTCGACAAGCAGGGCACGGGCTTTTCCCCCGGCGAAGACGGCTACCCCTCCGCCGGCCGCATCGCTTGGGCGCTCTGGGGCGGTGACGCTGGCGCCAGCTGGGCGCGCGCGAAATCCGAGGCGCTCAAGCGCGAGCAACTGAGCCGGCCGACGAGCGTCGCCGATGCGCTGGAAGCGGGCCGCAATCGCGCGAAGCGTCCGCTTGAGAAGCTGGCGGACAAGGCGACGAAGCTCGCCGCCGTGCGTGAGAAGCTGGGCCAGAACGCGAAGAGCGAGGCGCAGATCGAGCAGGCGCTGAAGCCGCTTGGATTCGCGCCTAAGCCGGTCGCGCCGCAGGCGCCTCCTGCTCCGATCGTCACGCTCTCCGACGCCCGCAAGATGCTCGCCGAGAAGGCCGACGCCGAGAACAAGCTGACCGCGCTCTTCGCAAGCGTGACCGACCGCCGCGCCAAGATCAAAAGCCTCCGCACCCATTGACAATGCATAGCGTTCTCGACGCCATCATCACGAGCAACGAGCAGCTGGGCCAGCGGGCCGAGGAGTTCGCGCAGCTGCTGGTTGAGCACGACAAGACGCTCGACGAACTGCTCGAGCGCATCGGCAAGACGGTGCCGGAGATTCGCAAGGAGCTAGAGTCCAAGCTGACGGAGGCCGTGCCTGGGCTCGTCTCGGACGCCTATGCCAAATACAACGAAGACCTCGAAGGCCGCTGCCGCGCCGCGCTCGCCGAGTCGCAGACGAAGCTCGAAGCTGTCCGCGCTGAGATCGTTGGTCTTGCTCAAGCGCAGTTCTCCGAGGCCGAGAAGCAAATCGGGCTGACCGCGGAGCAGATCGAGTCGCGCATCCTCGGCACCCTGACGGAGGCTGCGAAGGAGCGCATCACGAAGCTTGAGCGCGGGCTAGTGATCGAGATCCAGCACGCGGTGAACGCGGCGCTGCCGAAGCAGGAACTGGCCGCGGCGCCGACGCTGATCGACTCGTATCGCGGACAGTGGAAGGAGGGGATGGTCGCGCAGCGTGGCGATCTGTTCTCGTGGTACGGCTCGACCTACCTCGCTCTCGAGGACACGAACGACACGCCCGGACGGAAGAACGTCGGCACTGCTGGCGCGAAGTGGGCGGTGATCGCGGCGCGTGGTGCAGGCGGTGGCGGTGGGGGCGGCGGCGACTCGCTACCTTCGCAGACGGGCAACGCGGGAAAGTTCCTCAAGACCGACGGCACGTCCACGCTCTGGGAAACGATCCCTGGCGGCGGCGATATGCTGGGCGCGAACAACCTGACCGACGTCGCGTCCGTCACGGCGGCGTTCGCGAACATCAAGCAGCCGGCGAGCACGAATGCTTCGGGCGTCGTCACGTTCGCGACCTCGGGCGAGAGCGCTGCGCTGAAGGCCGTGCAGGCCAACGACGCGCGCTTGTCCGATTCGCGCACGCCGACCGCGCACGCCTCGACGCATCAGACCGGCGGCAGCGATCCAATCGACTTCCCGGTCGACTCGGTCTTCGGCGCGACCAACACAATCACCCAAGTCGACTACTTCGCGCTAAACACGTCGAGCACGGCGAGCGTGACCACGGCCAAGGCCGTCTGGAACGCGACCGAGAGCTCGTTGGAGATCGGTCTCAACTCCAGCGTCAACGCGCTCCTCGGAATCGACGCGCACATCCAGGTCTACAACCAGAGCGGCTCGCCGTTCACGAAGGGCCAAGTCGTGCGGCAAGACGGCTCCTCGGGCACGCGGCTCAAGGTGGTCCTCGCGCTTGGCACCGACGACACCAACTCCGCGACTACCATCGGCCTCGTCGCGCAGAGCATCGGCAACAATTCGTCCGGCTTCATCATCACGAACGGACTGCTGCGCGGCATCGACACGAACGCCTTCAACGAGGGCGACACGATCTGGCTTTCGTCGACGACTCCAGGCGGGCTCGTAAACACGCGGCCGACGCAGCCGAATCACTCGGTGCGGATCGGCTACGTCATCAAGAAGGCCGGCGTCGCTGATGGCATCATCTACGTCGACATCCTCAACGGCTTCGAGCTGGAGGAATTGCACGACGTACTCGTGACCACGGTCGCGAACCGCGACTTCCTCTCTTACGATTCCTCGACCACCGTCTGGCGGAATCGGCAGCTGTTCGACTCGACCGCTCCCGCAGCGCTCGGCGTCTCAGCAACTCCCGGCGTCTCCATCACCGCAGCCCGCGTCGATCACGTCCACGCGCG